CTTCAATAATATTCTTGACTCTACTAAAGTTCCTGGAAAAGATACTTCACCTAGCGATGAGGTCGGATCCTTTGATGTGTCTAATTGGATAACCAGTTCAGTGAAGGATTCTATGATTAGTCCTATTAATGATATTTTGAAAAATCTTAGAGAACAATTAACGTTAAAGAAAAACACGACTTCTCAAAAGGAAAAAACGCAAAAATCTTCTGGTGGCAGAAGCGGAACAGAAAATCCCCTAGCAAAATTTGGAGGACAAGCGCAGTTTGTAATTGGAGATAGTATTGCTCATGGGTTTGCTGGAAGATCTGGAAATGGAAGCGAATCTGGGGATACTATGGTCGGAAGAAATCCCGCCGCAGTTCTAGCAATATTGAAGGGAAAGGGAGATTCTTTAAAAGGAGTATTAATTGATTTATCGACGGGTATTGCAAATTCTACGGGTGATTGGAATACCATAGAAGAGCAATTATCGTATTTAAAAACAATGGGGACTAGGGTTAGAGTTCTTGGAGTTGGTAATGATTTTAGTGAGCAAAAAGGTGGGGTTAATGAAAAACTTTCACAACTCACGAGTAAATATGGATTTTATTTTTATGGCGGATATACTGGAGGAAAAGATAAACTTCACGGGACTGATGAAGATTATACAAATTTAAAAAGAAAAAGAGATAGTGAAACATCATTAGAACAGAGTCAACTTTCGACTGAAAAAAGTAATTCTATAGTTAGGGATAGACCTTGGAATACTGGAATTATGTTAACCACTTTAACGACAAAGAGTGGAAAATCATATCAGGTTTCTAGTGTTCTTGCTAATCAATTTAGGGGATTTATCTCAGATCTTGAAGCAACTGGATATAAAATTAATGAAATTGGTGGATATAGAAAGGCTGGGACTGGAGGTGGATCTGGACCACCCGATCCTGATTATGATAAAGAAAGATATGCTCATCCTTATGGAGCTTCTATTGATATTAATCCTTCGAAGAATCCATATGGGAAGGCACTTGTAACCGATATGCCCTCAAATATTAGTCAAATCGCAGCAAAGCATGGTCTTGGGTGGGGAGGTAATTTTAATAGCATGAAAGACGCCATGCATTTTTCTGCTATGAGACGTGAAGGCGGCAATCGTGATTGGAATATATTTGCTTTAAATGGATCTGCATTTATAAAACAAGCTTTTGACGGTGGTTACATTGATAAAACCCAAATGGTATTAACGCATCCAGGAGAATATGTTATTGATGCAGACTCTGTAAGATTGTTTGGTGTTCAATTTTATGATATTATTAATGAAACTGAAACTGTATTCCAAAGAAAGAGAGCATCTGAGAATTTAATATCTATCTTAAGTCAATATACTGAAGATGGTTTTCCTGAGACTGAAGACGATTATACATATTATGCACCAGAAAGTTCTATTGCAGTCTCTCTAGAAATTATACCTATAGAAGATGATTTTAGTGTGGTTGGAGGTAGTGGATTTGACCCGTCAAAAGATTCTCTTTATATGTAGTAAATAGTAGTATCAAAGTAAAAAGATATGGCAAATGCTCCTATTACTTCAGCACAATCTAGAGATTATAATATTTCGCAGTGCTTAATAGTATCTAATGATGAGAAAAATAAAAAGGATATATCGACAATTATTACTGACCTTTATTATTACGAAAGTATTTTGAGCCCAAATATAAAGGTTGATTTGATATATGTAGAAACTGGTAAGAGTGTAGAGTCTGGCGGATCTCTTAAAACTTTAGTTGAAGGTATGCCTTTAGTTGGAACAGAAAAAACTCAACTTAAGATCTCAGATCCAAATGATGTTCAAATTAAAGTTGATTTGTATGTTGATAATATAAAACCACTTAAACAAGATACGCAAAAAACTGCAGTTTCTTTGAATTTGGTTTCCAAAGAATCTGTAATGAATTATAAAACTGTTTTAAATTCTAGATTTGATGGTAAAATATCTGATCATATAACAAAAATATTGACAGATTCTTCTTATTTGGCAACAAAAAAGAAATTAGATATTGAAGAGACTGAAAATAATTATAATTTTATTGGTAATAATCGTAGACCTTTTTATGCTTTATTATGGCTTGCAAAGAAATCGATACCAAAAATTTCAAAATCTAAGGGAAATAGTGCAGGATTTTTCTTTTTTGAAACTTCTGATGGATTTAAGTTCAAATCTATAGAGGGTTTGTTATCTGAAAATGATCTTAGTGGTGGTAAGAAAGAATATAAAAAATTAATTAATAATCAAACCCCAGATAGTAGAGGAACGAATATACCAGAGGGGTATGACGGAAAAATATTAGAGCATAACGTAGATACTGCTACTGGAAATGTTCAGTCTAAATTAGAAATAGGAACATACTCCACAAGAACGATATTATTTGATCCATTTAATTGTTATTATGAAGTCATAACACCAAATGCTAGTTTTGGTGGGGGAAGTCTTGGTGATGAAAAGAACTTACAGAAAGCTGGTAAAAATTTACCGAAGTATAATAAGGAGTTTAATAAAACGGAATCAAATAAAGACTTTTCTAGAACTCAGTATATGTTAATTGATAAAGGTTCTCTTCCCACTGGTAATACTAATCAACAAATTGAGAAATCTAAAGACCAGAATTTTGATCCAAAAAATGTTTTGAATCAATCTGTAATGAGATATAATCAATTTTTCTCAACAAAAGTTACGATTACAATTACTGGAGATTTTAGTTTACATGCTGGAGATTTAATTTTTATTGAATCTCCTGAACTATCTGATAAAGATAACCAGGAAGTTAATAAGCAATTTGGGGGATTTTATGTTATTGCGGATTTATGTCATTATATTAGTTTGTTAAATGGTGGATATACTAAATTGACTTTAGTTAGAGATTCTGTTGGTAGAAAGGGTCCAGAATATAATGCAATTTAAACTTGTTAAATAGTAATAATTAGTTTGTAGACTAACTCTATGGAAAACATAGAAAAACATATTGAATACGATAAGAAAATTCTTGATAATCCTTTGATTTCTGCCCAGTCAAGAAGACACACTGAAGAAGAACTTCGTTCTCTTGAAAGATGGGCTGATAGTCACCCAGATGATACTCATGATCCTAGTTCTTTAGAACTTTTCTGTAACGATAATCCAGACGCTTTAGAATGTAGGATATATGAAGACTGATGACTGAAGGAAGTTTATTTAATCCAGGTTTTCTTGGCGCTACTTTTAGTTGGTGGATTGGGCAAATCGTCAGTGATTCTACCTGGCGCGATAATATGCTGCCTGGTAAGTTTGAAAGTAAAGACCAAGTTCCTGGGTGGGGTCGTAGGTATAAAGTAAGAATCATAGGTCTTCATGACCAGGGAGAAACTGAAATTCCTTCTGACCAGTTACCTTGGGCACAGGTAATGTATCCTGTAACTGGTGGCGGGGGACAGGCAAATTCTGGAGCTACTGCAAATCTAAGACAAGGAATGTTTGTCTTTGGATTTTTTCTTGATGGGCAAGAGCAACAAGTTCCTGTTATTATGGGAGTCCTTGGTAATAATGTGCAGACAGAACTTGCGACTAGGATTGGTGATAGTCGTGTAACTAATACTCAACCTGGAAGTCTTGCGACAAGTGGATATGCAACTCCATCTGATGGAAATAAAGACCCAAATACCAAAGTTCCTGACGAAGGGCTTGTAATTAATAAGCCAAAGAAAGCAGAACAATCTGAAGAATGTGCTTCTCCTCCGCCAGGAGTTTCTGTAAATCAGTTTGGATTGAGGTCAGATAAACCTTTATCACCAGCGCAGTTTAGAGACCAGCAAAGTGCTATTGCTGAAGCTGATGCAAGAGGATTAACTGGGGATGAAAGGTCTGCATTTATTCAAAAATCTGTTGCTGATGGAATCAGTGCAAGGTGTAAAGAAGTAAATTCACCAACTTCTCCTTCACAACCAGGTGCAACAAAAGAAAATGTAGACGCAGTTCATGAGCAATCTAAAGCAGATGTTGTTAGGGACGAATATTATAATAGAAAAACCGTATTAATGTCTCCTTGCAACATCGTTAATTCTGCATTAAAAGCTATACAGGTCGAACTAGAAAATCTTACGAAAGATATTGATAAGGTATTAAATGCCGCTCAAAGTTATGTTGATGCAGTTTCTAATTTATTGGGTAGTATTCAATCTTTGATTTCAGATTTTGCATGTAAAATTGCAAAATATATGAAGATAGTCTTTGATAAAATTATGGAATATGTTATGAAGGAAATTAATAAAAAGTTATCCACTACAGTGGAATTGCTTCCTCCTAATATGAGAAATAGATATTATGATATTAAAGCATCAATCACTGAATTAATTACTTGTTTATATAATAAAATAACAAATAATCTTTGTCCTTTGATTGAAGGAATATTGGATGGGCAAATTCAAAAGCAACTTCCTCCAGTAGGGTTAAATCCAAAAACGCCAGTAACTCAAATTTGCTCTGTGGAAAAACTTACTGGAGATTTAATTGCATTGCATATGGATGAAATGACAACCGGAGTCAATGCAATTTTAAATAATGTTAATGATTTTCTAAATGACGTTCAGAATGAGTTGGGAGTTGTTTCAGGTTTGATAGTGGGAACGAAAGATTTGATTGGTGGAGTTAGTGGTAGCATTACTTCTGCCTTAAGTTTTGAAAATATAAAATTAAATATTTTTGGGTGTGACCTGAAGCCTAATTGTGCGGCATCAGACTACTATAATATTTCTACCGGAAGTGGTGCTGCAGAGGATCCACAGCAACCAAGACCTGCAGAAGTTGATAAGGCATCTCAGGGTTCTCCTGTTTCCCCACAAACAACCGAAAAACCCTTTGCACAACCAAGTCAAAATGAACTCCCTCTTATTAATACCATCAACCAAACATCGCAATTCTTAAATGCGATTTAATTCAATAAATATCAATAATAAAACGCGGAGATATGGGATTTAATTTATTTGCTTCACCTACTCAAGATGATATAAGGGTTGGTTACATTGATCCAACTCTTGGTTATGTTAATGATGCCACTATATGTGAAGCAAATGAGTATGCAAAAAATAATCCGGGAACCACTTTCATTTTTAGGGATGGAAATAATAACATATTATATCTCAATATAAATGAAGTAAATCAACTGTCTGCAAACAATTTAGTTTCTACTGCAAATACTTGTGGGGGAATTCAGGATTATAAAGAGTGTGGTCCACCAAGAATTCAGTTTTTTGGTGGTGGAGGAATTGGTGCCGCAGGAAATCCTGTTATAGGTAGAGATGGTTCTCTTCTTGCTGTTGATGTTGTAAGAGGTGGTCACGGATATCAATATTCACCTATTGTTGCAGCAAAGGATGATTGTCAGTTTGGTAATGGTGCAGTTCTAACTGCTATACTTGGAGAAACGGCAGATGAAACTGAAGTTTATGAAGGAGAAGAGGATTTTGAAGAGTATGAAATCTGCGAGGATACTGATGTTGGATATGGTATTAGGTATGGGTTAAATGGAGAAGTTCTTGGTCCTTGGGAACCAAACTTTTATACTAAGATAGGTTCCGATCCAATTCAAAGAGAAATAGAGATATTCCAAAGCGCATTAAAAAAACCTTTCTGGACTACCCGAGAAAATCAACCAGACAGGATTATGGTGTCCGGTGAGGCATATGCAACTCAGGAAACAGTAAATGTTACTTTTCCTGAATGGAGTGAATTTTTAAATCAATATGGTGTTTCCCCAGTTAAACCTTCAGACAAGACGGGAAGCGATGAAGCTGCTAAAGTATTCACTATGGAGTGGGAGCATAATTTTCCTATCAGTGGGGAGTATATTTTCAGGGGTTCTTGTGATAATGCATCTCAAGTCTATATCGATGATGTTTTTGTTGGAAACTTAGTTGGATTTAAAGAGAATCCAGTACCACTACAAAAAACTATTCAGGAAGGAAATCATATTATTAGAATTGTCTTAGTAAATACCCCTTTTGTAAAAAGTGAAACTGTAATTAGTACTGTTGATGTTGATTTTACTATTACTGGACTTGGAAGAAATACAGACCAGATGAGAATCTCTTTTGTGAGTGGTGGTAAAACATTTACCCTAAAAGGAAATAAAAACAGTGGAGGTAGAAGAACGGAAACTATAAAAATAGACCCAAAAGCAAAGTTTAAAATAATTGCTTCATCTACTAAAGGAACAGTAGAGCAAGGTATAATTAAAAACGGCACTAAAAATAGAGAAGGTGGTGAAGGAGAATCTAATAGAATTTTTGCTGACCATATTCAGTCTAACAATGATAATAATGATATACAAATCACTGCAAGTGTAGGTACATTTAAAGCGTTTAACAAATCAAAGACCCCAGAAGGTAGAAATACTTTTGAAGTAACATTTCAAGTAGGTTCTTCAGTAAAACCAAATGTTACTGTTCAACAGGTTATTTCTCCTAGGTCTTGGAATCAAAACCCAATGGGTGTGGGCTTGATAATAGATGCACCACCTCCACCAGTTCCTCAGGAACAACCTCCAGTTCAAACTGGAAGATGTCCACCCAACCCAATTTGGACTACTAGGTTTCCTGGGTCTCAGCAAAAATGGTATCCTGTTAAAAATAAAGCTTGGGCGAATTTCTTTAATAGATATGCAATATCTCCTGTCCTTCCTCTAGATACTCCTGGGAGTGATGGTAGTGGAATAATTCATAGGAATTCGTGGGACATTGAAATACCTTATAGAGGATATTATAAGTTTCAAGCGCAAAGAGATAACACTGCAAGAATTTATGTTGATGGAAATCTTGCCTTTGATGTTACTACTTCCGGTGATGATAAATGG